GGCAACATAGAACGGGGGTACCTGCCCCGTTACTGGCCCCAGATTGGGTTGGAGAGGCTCAAGAGGACCGCTCAAGATGTTAATCATTCTTGCTATAGCTTCATCTAATTGAACGGTCAGGCCTAGCATTTTCGCTATTTCGGCCATTCCCGTAATGATTAGGTGTGGGTTATCGCATACAGCCTCACGCGCTTTTGCCAATTTAGGGTCCAAGCCGGCCCTCCCCTTCACTGACGCCGGCCACGAAGTCCAGAACTGGCAGCCGTGCCAGCGTATCTCCTGTGTTCGTCTGACGTACACATCAGATGTGTGGACTTGCAAGGGCGGATCTACGATTTCAGAAGCTGGCTCATCCCTGAGCACCTCCCACACGACGAAAGCATATATTGCACCCTCGCATAACATGGGAATGTGGGTACGGCCTTCGGCACAGGCAGCGTTAATTCGCTCTAAAAGAGGCCCCTGACCGGCACCCCCAGGCCCGAAAGCCTGGGACGGGTACAAGTCTCGGAGTTTACCAGTAGTATCAGCCATTCTTAACGTGGGTGCCGCCATGTGCGGATAACACATAGCAGCTTTTATATCCAACGCAGTACACATACCGAACATAAAGAGGTATGTGAGGTCCGGTTCATCTACACTGCCCAGCGCATGTTGCAATCCATCTGACCACGCTTCCCGACCCTTCTTACTATGGCCAAAAGACTTAGCCGCCTCACCAAGTGATTCCTTTGAATTCTTGGCGGTTGGCAAAGCTATTTGGCAGGTGCGATTTAAGGCCGGGTCTTGAAACATGGTATGGAGGAATACAGACTGAGAGTGTGTAGCAGCAACAATCCGACGGTGTCGTATTTCCTGTCGCCGACAGCCTCCCAGCACGATCACGGTGTATGCGCTGGTGAACTGGTCACACAATGTGCTTCCAGGTGCTCCTGCGCAAACTACATTTCCAGTTGCCGAGTATATCGCGCGTGTGAAGCGCAACTTTTGTGCTATCACAATCCCTCTTTTCAGAAGGTCACTCGTCGCTCCCGACGCCATTTGTATATCCTCAGCCTTACTGATAGTCGCATGCATATCCAGCTGGTCTGGCAGTGACAAACAGCCTGTCATGTCACTCACGACTAAGCAGTCCACCGACGATAAGGTATCATAGTCCCGCTTCCTGGTTCCTCTGGAAGTTGCATACACAGCTTCCGGTACCTTAATCTTAGTGTCGATAGATATGCCAGCTCTAACTTGGTCCGCTAATGAGCGAAGATCGACCTGACCTTCGCTTGTGAGTTTGGTGGCACTACTGGATTGTTGACAGGCGTCTTCTGCGTCTATTACTATACCCATGGAGATTGGGCAATGGTCGTCTTCGAAATCCGTGGTCTCTGTAACGCTTGCGAGAGCGTCATCTGGGCACTGAGACACCTCCGGTTCATGACTCTCACTCCCCGAAGATGCCTCCACAAATCGAGTTGCGACCCAACGGCTCCCGCACGGAGACGGTTCATCAGCAGACACCGATTGGTCAGCACGTCGCCTACCCAACCTCGCGCTCTGCCTGATGAACAGTTCAGTTTTTGGCCGCTTTGTGCGGCCGGGTTGATGGTTTTTTCGCCTTTTATTGGATTGCCCTCTCATCACGGTGCTTGTGGCGACTGGTGCTGGCCGCTCACACGAACCGAAAATACTATACTCGCTACTTGTAGTAGAGGTACGAGCGAAGCCAAGAGCAACCAGCCCACAATGGTTGTTAGACTCGTTACCCTTATCATCAATAATCCTATGTGGAGTGATGTGGGCTATCCCGGCGTATGGTTGGGCATCAAATTGATCCTACAAAGAAGATCAATTTTGGTCATTAGACAACATCTGAACTGAACAACATTCCTAAAAAACAACGACAACAATAAACTGACCTCAGCATAAGACTGTACAATGACAGTACTACTGGGGGCGTTCTCTTTCAGAACCGCTGCTCCGTGTTCGACATCCTCTTTTGACCTGCCCTCGCTGCGCGACAGACAACAACAAGCTTATTAGTAAACCTAAAAATTGAGTACCTGTTATAAATGCATATGTAGCACAGCGCTGATGCTCACCTGACCAAATGATCACTTGATAAATCTAGGGGTACTGCCTCTTTGAGAGCAGGTTGTCCCGTGCATTCCTCCATGGAACACTTCCGATTGACAACTCAAACAATATAAAAACTAACAATACCTATGTCTTATTCACAAGAATCTGAAAGAAAAACAGTGTTTGAGTGTCACTAATAACCGGTTGCCCCATGAGAAACGCCCTGCAGTAGGGCTTAATATCCCAC